AGAGTTCTCCCTTGTGCTTATGTTAGACAATACGTTGAATGGCAAGATAGAGGACAAGGATCAGGTGCACCTGTAAATGTGTATGGATCTGATTCCGATATCTTAACTCAGACCACTAGGGATAATAATAACAAAGATAGATTAGAAAATGGTAACTACATTGAGACCTGTGCTAATCACTTTGTATTAGTAGTAGGAGATGACGGACAAGTTTCTCCCGCAGTCATTATCATGAAGTCTACTCAGTTAAAGAAAAGCAGAAAGTGGAACTCCATGATGAATGGATTAGTCTTACAAGGTAAGAATGGTCCATACAATCCTCCGGCGTTTTCAAGATTTTATAACTTAAAAACTGCCTTGGAAGGTAATGATAAAGGAAAGTGGCACGGCTGGGATATCACTGCCGGTGAGTGGATTACAGATGCAGATGCTGACTTGTATGCGCAAGCAAAGAAGTTTTCTGATTCTGTGAGAAGCGGTAAAGAAACCGTGAAACACGAACAGGATGATAGTAAGTCTAGCGGAGAAGTGCCGTTCTAGGTTTCGGTCCATCATGACAGGGTTCGCGTTGATCCTGCTATAAAGATCATGGGTGGGGACCGAGGGTGTGTTTTAGACCCGTAATTTTTGCCACTCATGATCAAGACGCACAGGGAGAACTCATGCTAGAAAAGTTTATAGAAATATTTAGTGGCTTAGATCGTGCTCACGGTGTTTATAAGAAGGGAGAAACACAGAACGGGATCAAACAAAAAGGTAAAGCTTTCATCAAGAAAGAACCTGTCACTAATGATTTGTGGCAGAAACACTTAGACGGCGAGGAAAGTCTAGGGATAATTCCAGTAAGAGATGCTATAAAAGATTTAGACGGTGAAATAATTACACCGAGTACATGTAGTTGGGGATGTATTGATATAGACACATATCCCTTGGATCACGGAGCAGTGATCAAAAAAGTTAGAGATTTAAAATTACCTTTAATTGTTTGTAGATCAAAGAGTGGAGGTGCTCACTTATTTATATTTACGAGTGAACCTGTAGAAGCAAAAATATTAAAAGACAAGTTAGAAGAAATTGCGGCGTTACTGGGCTATGCGGATTGTGAAGTATTTCCCAAACAGATTGAAATACTTGCTGATAGAGGCGATACAGGAAATTTTTTAAATCTTCCATATTTCAATGGTTTATCAGGAATGCGTTATGCTTTCAATGATAATGGGGAAGCTTTAGATTTACCAGAATTCTTTGATATGTATGATACTTACGTACAATCAGTAGAAGAGATCAGTAATTTAAAAATAGAATCAAAGAAACAAGTAGATGAATTAGAGGACGGACCGCCTTGTTTACAAATGATGATGTCTTTAGGTATACCTGAAGGTGGACGAGATAATGCTTTGTTTCAATACGCAGTTTACGCAAAGAAGAAGTGGCCTGATGATTGGCAAAATAAATTAGATGAATTTAATTTAAGCTATATGCAACCACCTTTGGCTTCAGCACAAATACAAAAGACTGTGCGTCAACACGAAAGAAACGATTATCAATATAAGTGTAAAGATCAACCGATGAAATCACACTGTGCTTCTAGCACTTGTCGTTTTCGTAAGTTTGGTATTGGTGGTGACTTTCAACATGAGATGTCTGATTTAACAAAATATCAATCAGATGAATCACAATGGTTTTTAAATATTGATGGACGTCGTTTGTCTTTAAACACAAAGGATTTGTATGATCAGAATAGATTTATTCAAGCTTGCATGGATCAATTAAATATTATTCCTAACAGATTGAATCCACGTGATTGGATACAAAGGTTACAAGAACTTATCGCTAATGTAGAAATAATAGAGATGCCGAAAGAGATTACAAAAGAAGGAAGGTTTGATTCTCTATTAGATAGCTTCTTAGGAGATCAGGGTGAAGCTATGAATATAGAAGAAATACATATCGGCAAAGCTTGGTTTGAAGAAGGCATGGCTTATTTTAAATTAAACTCTCTACAAGACTTTCTAACTAAGAAGCA